TGCTATTCCAGAGAAAAAGAACATACTCATAGATGGGGTTGCTCCAGTATTGACTGCAACAACCGCAGAAGAAGGTGGACTTCCAACTGGTGGTGTAGATAATCCAACGTTTTCTAGTTGGACATTTTTACTAGAAAATGGATCTACAATAGCATGGACTCAACGTATACCGGCTAACATAGCCGCATATGTAGCACCATAATAAAATAGAGCCTTCTTTTAACTAGTATAAATAAAAGTAACAAAAGAATTCGCAAGTTGGGATAAGGCGCCAACATGTTCGTTTAGTAAACTAAACGGTTTTAAATCAGATCGTCCACTTATTGGGCGATTTTTTTTGGCCAAAATTAATAAAAAGGTTGACTTATGCTCATACTGTGTTATTATAACAGCATAATAAGAAAAAGGGAACAACATGACATAGCAACCAGTAAAGTGTGGGTAGTTGATTAAGGGAGAGCTATGCTCGACAACTACAGAGGTTTACAAGTCAGGTAGGACTCAAGGAACCGTTACACTCCAACTAAACACTACCCAGTACAGACTGATCTACTGTACTGATTGTTAAAGATCAAGTTTTTAAAACAGGAGCAAATATGTCAGAAGAAAAGAATAAAGTAAGCAACATCCAAAGTATTGATTTTGAACCAAGAACACCACAAGAAGATGATGCAGAATTACAAGAAGCATATGAAGCTTATTTTGCAAAAGGCGGAAAAGTAACAGTGTGTACACCTGATGCAAGAACAGAAGGTGCAACAACAAATCCATGGCAACGAAGTAAGAAGAAAACGGAGAAGAAGTAATGTATTATGTTCTAGGTGAAAGTGCCGAAACTGGAGAATTTGAAATTTGGGAAGGACTAACTGCCAGTGAGTGTATTGCAGTTCGTAATGAGTATATCAAACTGGGTCTTCAAACCAGATCAGGAAAAATGTCAGAAATTCAAAAGAAAACAGGGTAGGTTGAAATGTTAAAATGGATTAAACAACAGTGGAAAGAAATAGTCGAAGCATACGTTGAGGGCAGAGATGAAATGCAAAAAAAAGTTGCTGGTAAAGACTATAAACCATCAAAGAAACGTAAGAAATAGGTTGACACATACATATAATGTGTTAAGCTGTTTATACAGTTAGAAAACAACATTGCATAGGAGAGCTAGAATGCAAATGAAAAAACAAGATTCCAAGACTATAAATTTTGAAACCGATCAGCAGGTAATGGACCGTATTGCTACTCGCTTTAGTATATTACACGACATGACCAAAGCAGTTATTGCTGGTGATGTTAGAGCTATGATTGTTACTGGACCTCCAGGAGTTGGTAAAAGTTTTGGCGTAGAAAAAGAACTAGACAAAAGTTCAATGCTGGATAGCATTGCAGGCAGACCTATCAAGTATGAAGTTGTTAAGGGTGCAATGACTGCACTTGGTTTGTATGCAAAACTGTATGAACATGCAGATGCTAATCATGTGTTGGTATTTGATGATTGTGATAGTGTATTAATGGACGAACTTAGTCTTAACATACTTAAAGCCGCACTTGATTCAGGTAAGAAACGTGTACTACATTGGAATGCAGACAGTGCTAAACTTAGATCAGAAGGTATTCCAAACAAATTTGAATTCAAAGGTGGTGTAATTTTTATTACCAACGTTAAGTTTGAAAATGTTAGAAGTAAAAAATTACAAGATCACTTAGAAGCATTACAATCAAGATGTCATTACTTGGATCTTACACTTGATACCATGAGAGACAAATTCTTACGTATTAAACAAATAGTTTCTACAGGAGAACTGTTTAAGGACTATGACCTTAGCAAGGAAATGCAAGGCGAAGTAATTGCTTTTATGGACACTACTAAGGATAAATTAAGAGAAGTCAGTTTGAGAATGGCGTTGAAAATAGCAGATCTCACTAAGGTAAGTCCTAACTGGAAACAGTTAGCAGAAAACACTGTGATGAGGCGCAGATAGAATAGGTTGTCATATCAGATCTAGCTCCTGGACAACCTTAAGTGGGCAATGTTGTAAAAAATATTGCCCACTTTCCTTGACTAAAAACAAAAAAGTATATATAATACTAATATGGAAAATCTAACAGTTCGCCTGAGTGATAAAAACGATTATAGCAACACATTTGATCTTGAATTTGATTTGGTGCAGAGCGATTTTCTTCCAAAATGGATAGACCGTTTCTTACATGCACAACAACGTCAAGATGTCATAAGTGAACCTTGGGCAATGTATAACCTCAATGATCTATGGTCAACCGAATACACACTAGAGTTTTTAAATAAAAACATCGCAAAATGTAATGAAATAAGTCCTGGTATGTTTGATAGAATAATAACAGATATAAACGACCAGGATACACTAAACTATCTACATAGTGTGTTTGAACTGCACCACGGACAATTAGACACATGGTTAGAAAATCCTATATTCTTACAAAACAACGGGCCTGAACTTAGGCAATGTTTAAGTCATATCAACCAAACTATACATCGTTGTGAAGGACACAATAAAAGTCCAAAGATAAGAGTTGTATATTTTAATATACCAAAAACAGAGATATTTACAAAAGATGATTATAGACTATTTACAGATTCAACCGACTTTGGAGGTGTGTATACATTGTATGCCGATGTTGGTAAAAACTTAGAAAGTCTAGCAGTTGATGATGATGATCACCACCATGATTTTGTTCCTAATTTGCATTACAGTGTAGACTTTGTTATTAGATTCAATGAAGATGATGGTGAGTCAAAAAAACAGATGTATAAAAATTACTTGGATAATCATATACAATATTTTAGAGACAAAGGCTACAGTGAAAATGATCCACGTCTCACTACTGGTGCAATTAAGATTGCACAACTTCAATATAAAAATAAACAAGCAGTGCTTGATAAAGTTAGCAAGTATAATAATGTCCAATCAGTATTTGTTTATTAACTTGACTAAGCACAGAAATTGTGTATAATAGCATTATGAGAACAGCAACACTAATAATAAACGATGAAGTAAATCTTAAGATATCAGGACTAGAACTTGATGTTCGTAAGAAACTTGTGAATACTTTTAAGTATGATGTGCCACATGCAAGATACTTGCCAGCAGTAAGACTAGGACGTTGGGATGGCAAAGTTGCATACTTTCAAATGGGCGGTAGCACATACTTAAATTTGTTGCCTGATATACTTCCTATACTTGAAGACTTTAACTACGACGTTGACATACAAGACAACAGAGAATACCAAACAGTATTCAAGTTTGATCCAGTGGCAGAAGATACTTACAGTGACATTATGTGGCCAAAAAATCATCCTGCCTCTGGCACTCCTATTAAGATGCGTGATTATCAGGTAGAGATAATAAACAGTTTCTTAAAAAATCCGCAGTGCTTACAGGAAGTAGCAACTGGTGCTGGTAAAACAATTATGACTGCAAGTCTAAGTGAACGTGTAGAAAATTACGGACGTAGTATTGTTATAGTACCAAACAAAAGTTTAGTTACACAAACAGAAGCAGACTATTCAAACATGCAACTTGATGTTGGGGTATTCTATGGTGATAGAAAAGAGTTTGGACATAAGCACACAATATGCACATGGCAAAGTTTAAATGTGTTACTTAAGAACACAAAGAATCAAACAGTTGATATTACCATACATGAGTTTTTAGAAGATGTAGTTGCAGTTATAGTTGATGAAGTACACATGGCAAAAGCCGATGCACTTAAAACATTGTTAACTGGCGTAATGAGCAAGATACCATTGCGTTGGGGACTTACTGGGACAATACCCAAAGAACCATTTGAGTTTCAAGCACTGCATTGTAGTTTGGGTCCTGTGATAAATCAACTTAGTGCTAGTGAACTACAGGAAAAAGGTGTGCTTGCAAACTGTCATGTAAACGTGGTACAGTTAATTGACCATGCAGAATTTACAAACTATCAAAGCGAATTAAAATACCTTTTTGAAGAAAAAGGGCGATTAGATACCATTGCAGGCTTGGTTATTGAAGTAAATAAAACGGGTAACACATTGGTGTTAGTTGATAGAATAAGTGCTGGCACAGAACTGCTCAATCGTATGGGAGATGAAGCTGTGTTTGTAAGTGGAGCAACCAAAGCAAAAGCAAGACAGGATGAATATGATGAAGTGGCTACTGCGACAGGTAAAATCATTATTGCTACATATGGTGTCGCGGCCGTGGGCATTAATCTGCCACGTATCTTCAATCTTGTCCTTCTTGAGCCTGGTAAAAGTTTTGTACGGGTTATACAAAGTATTGGCAGGGGTATTCGTAAAGCGGAAGACAAAGACCACGTCCAAATCTGGGACATAACCTCAACCTGTAGATTTGCAAAAAGACACTTAACTAAACGTAAAGCATTTTATAGAGAAGCAAACTATCCTTTTAGTGTAGAGAAACTAGACTGGAATGCATAACACACTGGAGAAATTATGAGAATACTAACACTAGAAAATACTGTCTATGAATTAGATGTGTTGCCAGAAGAAATAGATGATCTACGTTTTTCTATCTTTGACAATAGTGATCCAACCAATCCAGACCACATCTATATTCCATTAATATTTTTAGAAACATTTAACTCTCCTGCATTGGTACTGCGTATTGGTGATACTCAAATGAAAATGCCAATTGATTGGCAGGTATTGATTGGCGAACCAGAAGTTGGTGATCTTGAGATGTTACCGTTAACGAGTATCAATGATAGAGGTTTTAAAACTTTCCAATTCAACCCACACACAAGTTTTACACCAACTTACATGGATATAGAAATAGTAGACGTGTATCAAGATGTAACATGGTATGTACCAAAACTAAAAAATGGACAGATGTTAGCAGTTCCAGTTGAAAGCAAAGACAATCCAAGATGTGTTTATTTTGTAAAAGACATCAGTCGTAACTGCGAAATTGTAGACTATAACAAAGCATGGTGATCGTATGGAATTTACTAGAGGTATATTTACTGTTGTAAAAGAAAAAGTAGATGATAGTATTGCATTAGCATTGATTTATACTGTTGGTCATGTTATAATAGCAATGAATGTTGTTTACTGGATGACTGGTTCAAGTTTATGGGAAGCAGGTGCAGTTGCGTTAGTTGAACCTTGTATCAACGGATTTTGGTTTTACATACTGCACAAGATATGGAAAAAACACAATGAGCGAAAAACTAAACATAGCAAATGAGATGCGGTGTCTTGACAGTAAAAGCAGAGACTTTTACGATAGTCTGACAGATGAAGAACGCAAAAAGTTTTCCAACTTTCTTATGATACGTTGGGGATCAAGTGTGCAAGGTCCTAGTGAACTTCAAGAATACTATTTGATAGCCTGTAATCAAAGATTGAACAAACATTTCTTTGACATTAATCGACATCCTAAGCTACAATGGCTTTGTGCTACTGCTATTTCGCCAGATATGGGCAACTATAGACATACATGGATACCACCAAAGAAAAAAGAAAAAGGCAACAACGAAGGAAAGAAAATACTGATGGAACTGTTTCCTGCAATGAAAGCAGATGAAATAGAGATGCTCAGCAAACTTATAACAAACAAAGAACTAAAGGAATACATGCGTGACAGTGGAGTCGCAGACAAAAAGTGAAACCTATCGATGTAAGTACTGTGAACGTGAATTTAGAAAAGAAAGCACACTAGCAGTACATCTCTGCGAACAGAAACGCAGATTTCAAGAAGAAAAAGAAGTTGGTGTACAAATTGGTTTGCAAACTTACTTGAAGTTTTACACTATGACACAAGGTAGTGCAAAACTTAAAACCTACGGTGACTTTGCTACATCACCTTATTATAAGGCATTCGTAAAGTTTGGTAGACATTGTGTTGGTATAAATGCTATCAATGTACCAAAGTTTGTTGAATGGGTAATTAAACAAAACAAAAAACTTGATCATTGGTGCAAAGAAGCAGTATATGACGAATATCTGCATGAATATATAAAACGTGAAGCTCTAACAGATGCACTTGAACGTGGCATTGAATATAGTATAAAGTGGAGTGAACGTACTGGACATCCAGCACATGACTTTTTGCGTTATGGAAATGACAATGCAGTTGCATTTGCAATAAGTACAGGACGCATATCACCTTGGTTGGTGTTTAACTGTGAATCAGGACAAACATACCTTGCAGATATGAATCCTGATCAAACAAAAATTGTATGGCCTTGGATTGATCCAGATTTTTGGCAAAAGAAGTTTCGTGATTATCCAGCAGATCAGGCATACTGCGAAGAAATACTTAAACAGGCAGGATGGTAACGTGCCTTTTTATACAGAAAAAATAAGTTTTACATTACCTGCAGAGGAGAAGAAAATGGGATTAACTAGACCAAAAATTCAACAAATGGAAAAAGTAAAAAAATCTAAAGATCCACAATTCTATATGTTGCTGATAAAAAGTGCAATACGTATCGGCGGATGCTATGCATTGTTTACTGGCGATTTAGTTATGGCCGCAATAGTATTTGCGATTGCTGAATTTGCTAACATAGGACACTATATTAGTAAATGAGTGCTGATGTTGACATAGATTTTGCTGATAGGCAACAGATAATTGATTTAATTCAATGTACACCGGCAAGAATGAACGCAGAAGGAAAAAAACACAACAGTGGTGTGTATGTTACGCCTGTACCATATGATGCAATAAACGGTTGTGCAAGCATAGATTATGAGTATGCAGAACAACGTGGATACTTCAAATTAGATTTACTTAATCAAAGTGTATACACACTGATACGTGACCAAGCACACTACGATGCTATGTTGGCCAAACAAACAGACTGGACACGTCTACAAGACAAAAATTTTTGTGAACAGATAGTGCATATTGGAAACTATCATGACCTAATAGTTGCAATGAAACCAGACAACATACAACGCATGGCAGCATTTATCAGTATAATACGTCCAGGTAAAGCTCACCTACAACACAAGAGTTGGCCTGATGTATTTGCTACTGTGTGGGATGGAGATAATAGTGCTGGTTTTGTATTTAAAAAATCACATGCAATCAGTTATGCACGTCTTGTTGCACTGCACATTAATCTACTCTGCGAACCAGAGTAATACTTCTTCTTTTTATTTTTTTACGGCTTAGTTCTGCTAGGCTTGTACTCGGACCAAGCAAAATTCGTAAATCTTTGTTTATAAAAGTTTTTAAATAAGGTCGAAATTTTTCCCAATCTTGTTTGAGAAATATATTGATTGGAATACTGCGGTTAGATTCCCACCACCATTGATTGGCTAGTTCTAAAAAATCACGTTTTATATGATCTTCAACGATACCGCCAAAATCGTAAATAGTGGTAATTTGATCGTCACGGTTTTGTATTACACCAACGTATTCATTTCCTGCATATGTACAGAAAGTAATAAATGGATATCGTTCTGCAATCTTTTCGAATAGCTCTACGCCCATAAATACCTTATAATTGGAGTTAATTAATGTATTCTACACCCGTATATTTATATCAGCAGAAGCAGCAGGTGTTATTACCTGATACGAGTGGTGCGTACTTTCAAAGGAGATGGCAACCAGTGTATGCAAAAAAATTGAAAGTGAATCGAGGCGTTGATAATGTCATATTATTTGAATTTGTAAACCAAGATCAAAAGCCGGTAAACATTTCTGGTAGTACAATTACATATAGAATGATGTCAACTGATGGTGATGAACAATTAATAGCCAAAGATTTAGAAACCTTAAGTGCGGCATATGGAAGAGCCAAAGTAACACTTACCAGTGAAGAACTTGACCTCATTGAGGAACAGACTGCAACCTGGAGTTTAGAACGTGCCAGTGGCAATCTCTATGAAGCAGTGTTTACAGATGCATACAGTGCAGGACGTGGACAAGTTGAAATTGTAGATAGTGTATATCCTAATTTTGTTGAAAGCCAGTTACTAGAAATACCCAAGCCAGATGATTATGGAATTAAAACTGAATCTGGCGATAGAAGATATACCAGTATGGCATATACTGCAAACAACACACTCACGACATTCCAGTTTGACTTTGACAATTTTTCAGGCAATGTAAAAGCACAAGGAAGTGATACTCAAATTGGTCCAGACTGGTATGACATTGGCAGTCAAACAGTCTATACCAACCAAACCAAGAGAGCATTTGTAAACGTCGAAGGAAGACACAACTGGGTGCGTTTTGAAATCAATCAATATGGTGTGGCCGCAACCGGAAGTGCCACTGTACAGAACGGCGTAGTAACTGAGATCAGTGCAACAGGTGGCAGTGAGTACTACGGTCCAGGCACGCCAAACGTTGAGATCACTGGATTGGGTACCGGAGCCACTGCAACCGCAACCATCAGCGGAAATGTTGTTACACAAATTTCTGTTACCAATGGCGGACAAGGTTATGAAGCCACTCCTACTGTTGAAGTCAACAACGGCACAATTACCCAAATTACCTATAGGTAATCAAAACACTTGCACAAAACAATAGGTTATGTTATTATTACATAATGATTGATCTATTGAGTTACATTCCGCAGAAGCGAAAACAAACAAGTTCTGGTTGGGTAAGTTTTAATGCACCATGTTGTGTGCATCAAGGTGAATCTCAGGACAAGCGTTTGCGTGGAGGAATCAAACAACAAGATGACGACTGGAGTTATCATTGTTTCAACTGTGGTTTCACTGCAAGTTTTGTTGCTGGACGTAATGTTGGTTACAAAGCACGCAAGTTGCTCGAATGGCTAGGTGTTGATGCAACTGATATCGAAAGGCTCAATTTAGAAAGTTTAAAACGTAAAAGTTTATTGGATCTAACTGCTGAACGTAATACTATAAAACAAAAGCAGATTGACTTTGAAGAACAAGAAATACCCGCAGGTGTTGAACGCATAGATGAAAATAATCGAGAGCACTTTCACTATGTTGAATACTTAAAAAAACGTGGCATGGTATTTGGCTATCCGTTTTTGGTTGATAAGAAACGTGGTCCACGAGATAGAATAGTAGTACCATACACATACAAGAATAGGATAGTAGGCCACACATCACGTTACTTGGACAATCGTACGCCAAAGTTTATAAACAGTCAACAACCAGGGTATGTTTTTGGATATGATTTGCAAAAGTCAGACTGGACCAGTGCAATAGTTGTTGAAGGTATTTTTGATGCACTAAGTATATCTGGCTTGGCATGTATGCATGAAACCATAAGCAAAGATCAAGCACAGTTGTTGAAGCAGTTACAACGTAGAATTATAGTAGTGCCTGATCAGGACCGTGCTGGGTTAAGTATAATTGATGCCGCAGTAGAACACAAGTTTGAAGTCAGTATACCTGAATGGCCCAAAGATATTAAAGATGTAAACGATGCGGTCATACATTTTGGTGTAGCAGAAACACTACAACAAATACATCAATGTGCAGAACGTAGTAAGATAAAAATTGAAATGGCAAAAAAACGTCTAATGAGGACAGTATGACAGAATATACATATGATGTACAAAAATTATTCTTGGAAATGATGATGCATGATGCACAAAGTTTTCTAAGAGTACAAAACATATATAATGATGAAAACTTTGACAGAGATTTGAGAGAAACTGCAAAGTTTATCTATGATCATGCTAATGAACACAAAACACTTCCAGACAGAGCTCAGATAAAAGCAGTAACTGGAATTGAACTTGTTGAGATTCCAGATCTAAATAGTGGACATACAGATTGGTTTTTGAACGAATTTGAAGCATTTACTAGACGTACTGAACTAGAACGTGCAATACTTAAAAGTGCAGATTTGTTAGAGAAGGGTGAGTATTCACCAGTTGAGAAACTGATTAAGGATGCAGTACAAATAAGTTTGACAAAGGACTTAGGCACAGACTACTTTGAGGATCCAAGAGCAAGACTTGCGGCACTAAAAGACAACAATGGTCAGAATTCAACAGGTTGGGCAAACTTAGACAAATTGTTGTATGGTGGATTCAACAGAGGCGAACTACAGATATTTGCAGGTGGATCAGGATCAGGTAAAAGTTTATTCATGCAAAACCTAGCAGTGAATTGGATGGAAGCAGGACTAAGCGGAGTATACATCACACTTGAACTTAGTGAAGGGTTAACTGCTATGCGTATTGATAGTATGTTAACAAATACTCCGAGTAAACAGTTGTTCAAAGATATTGAAACTGTTGAAATGAAAGTTAAGATGATGGGCAAGAAGTCAGGAAAACTGCAAATAAAATACATGCCTGCACAGAGCACAGTTAACGACATAAGAGCATTTGTAAAAGAACTAAGCATCAAACAAGGCAAAGAAATAGACTTCATGTGTGTTGACTATTTGGATTTGCTTATGCCAGTTAGTGCTAAAGTATCACCAAACGATTTATTTGTTAAGGACAAGTATGTTTCAGAAGAACTGCGTAACCTAGCAAGAGAATTAAACATACTGTTTGTGACTGCGTCGCAGTTGAATAGAAGTGCAGTAGAAGAAATAGAGTTTGATCATTCGCACATATCAGGTGGTATATCCAAGATCAATACTGCTGATAATGTGTTTGGTATCTTTACAAGTCGTGCCATGCGTGAACGTGGTAGATATCAAATACAGGCTATGAAGACTCGAAGTAGTTCAGGCGTTGGACAAAAGGTAGACTTGGAGTTTGACATTGAAAGTTTACGTATACGTGATCTAGGAGATGATGAAGAATATCAACAGTTTAAAAAACAATCAAGTTCAATATATGATCAAATTAAAGCCAAGTCAATACAGTCAGATCCTGCAAATGATGCTACTGTGCCCGACGAGCCTGGCAAAATAGTTGCTGATGTGCAGAGTACAAAATTAAAGCAGATGTTGGCAGGTATCAAACAAAAAGGCTAAGCATACTGATCGATAGGCATTGCTTTAACGTTCTTGCGTTTTACTTTTAGATAGTTACTGTTGTCTTTGGTCCACATTTGTCCTTCACCAACTACCACACTATCACGTGCATACTTCACAGGACGATCAACAACAAGATCCACATAGCGACCTTCACCTACACCTAGTGTTATAAAGTGTATGTAATTTTTACTATCGCTTTTAAACACTCTGCTATTTGCAACTATACCAGCAAACTGAAACTTGTCTAAGAATAGATTTTGCAATCCCATGTTTGGCAAGAAACCAGGACTGTTCCATGCACCATGTTGTTTGAAACTTTCAACAGGATCTTCTGTGATCCAGTTATCAAAGCCTAGTTCACGTAGATCCCAACCAGCACGTTTGGCTTCGTTACGATATACCCAACGTGCATAACTTCCTTGGCAATGTTTTAAACAAGCACGCCAAAACTCTTTTGGATTGTACACCTTGTGATATGCTAGTGCCCATATAAGTCTGCCTAAGTTAACTGCGTGTGCCCTACACAAACCAAATCCGCTTAGGCTTTGCATTTGTTCATAGATGTCGTGCTTGTCTGGATGGTCACCTAGTCGTGCCATAAACTGCATCATCTTTTCTTCATTCTTTTTTGCAAAAGCACGACGATACATATCTGCTTCGTATGGTGATATGCCAATCAACTTCATTATTTTGTGTATAGCATCATCTTCATATACTATTGCATTCTTTTGTATGCCTTTTTCGCTCCAGTCACGGAACCAACTTGCCTTACGTCTGCCTTCCATGGCAACAGGACGTACTAACGCACTTGCAAACACACAGTCTTCTACGCCTGTTGGTTGCAATGCACGAAACAGTCTTTTCATTGTAGGAGACTCACCCTGTGTTACACCAAGCACATCACCACGACACAGTAAGTCGCTGACACGTTCATCCTGCTTTGGATAAGCGTCTAATCTTGTGTGTGGATCTATTTCCAACAGTTGTGAAAGTCCTCTGTTTGCAAGTATGTCTACTTTTAAATGTTCTAAGTCCTCTACTTCGTTTTTGTCAAGTAGTATAAGATTATCGTCACGAAACAAGCTCTTGGGTAATGCTCTATCAAATACTAGTACACCACCACAGTGTTTGCTTATACAACGTTTTTTGCCCATCAGTTTGCGTTCAATGCGAGTTGCTTCTTGTTCGTCGACTCCTAGTTTTGCATAGTCTATGTCTTTTGGCAGTTTACCTTTTGCTCCAAGGCGTTTAGCCGCCTCACGTTTGGCACTTTTTTCTCTATAAAGCACATAGTTTGATATTCTGGCACTCTGTGTTGGCCATCGATCAAACACACGTTGCATTGCAAGTTCTTGTTTGTGATGCGGTATGTCAATGTCTACATCTGGTAAGTCATCTCTGTGTGGATTTAAAAATCTTGCTAATGGTATGTTCCATTCAATTGGGTCAACATCAGTTATACCCATGAGATAGCAAACCAAACTGCTACCAGCACTGCCTCTGGTCATGTGCGGTATGTCTTCGTTGAGATCAAGTATGAGTCTTATTTTGAGAAAGTAATCTGTAAAACGTTGCTGAAGTATAATTTCAAATTCTTCTGCTAGTCTGTTTTGATATTCTTCGCCTTCTGGAGTTGGTCTTCTAAATTGTTCTAATAATGATTGTATCTGTTCTATTTCTGTTTTCATGTTTGCCTATATTTGCCTAAAGATGCCTTAATAGGTATATTTACACTAAAAAATATGCTACTATAAATATTTGCACCACTAATTAAAGGATCAAACAAAAGTATGAGTGCGTATTGTTCAATGATACATGGCGGGTTAAGTTTAAACTTTAACCAAAAAGACGTTAAAGTTGCTCATTGTTGTCTATTAGGTACACAGGCTTATTTTCCAGTTGACAGCAATACTAACTTTTTTAACGATTCTGGTTTTAAAGACCGACGTAACTTGAATAAAAAAGATATATGGGACCCAGCATGTAATGGTTGCAAATCAATAGAACTAGCACAACAGCCAAGTATGAGAACCGGCATGAATGATGGTCTTGGAATAGATGGAAAAACAGATCTTGTAGGCCCTGCAAGAATTGACTTGATGTTTGATTTGAGCTGTAATCTTGCCTGTCGAATTTGCAACCCTGGACTAAGCACATTTTGGCAAAAGCATTTAAAAGAAAATGGGTTATGGCAAAAACCAGTATATAGTGCAAAGAATAAAGATAAAGTAATAACTGCATTATCAAATATTGATTTATCAAATCTCAAACAGTTGGTATTTTGCGGAGGAGAAACTTTACTTGGAAAAGAATATTGGGAAGTTGCTAGATGGTTAGCAAATAATGTTCCTAATGCTAAAAAACAACTTACACTGTGTTTTCAGACAAATGGCACTCAGAAAATAGCAGAAAAATACTTTGAACTAATAGAAAAGTTTCACCTGGTAAAATTACATGTGAGTATTGATGGAGTCGATAAAAAATTTGAATATCAAAGATGGCCAGCTTTATGGAATCAAGTAACTGATAATATTTTAAATTTAAGAGAAAATTTGCCCAGTAATGTAATGTTTGTGATTGAAGAAACGGTCAGCATTTTTAATCTATATCATCAACAAGAACTAGCACAATGGATAAAACAAAACTTTGCAACAAATAGAGAAGGCGACAAAATCAATCACACTAGACACCTTGCCCATGGCATTTTTAATCTAGAAAATGTCACTGAAGAATATAAACAGGCAATTGGGCAACAGTATCATAAAAAAGACTGGCAGGAAAATCCTGAACAAATACAAAAAATGATAAAGGAAATAGCAAAATTTGATCAAATAAGAAAACAAGATTTTGCTAAAACGTTTCCTGAAATTGCCAACTTCTATAATCGATACTTGTGATCAATAATTTTCATAAATACTACAAAGGAAACAAAAATGCAAAAAAAGACTCGTAGCATCTTTGAAGAATTAGACGGCATCTATACAGAACGCTATGCTAAACATCAAGAGCGTGGATACATTGTAGAAAGTCGTGCAAGCAATGTGATTGCCAGTGCTATCCGTTTAATGGAACAGATCGACGAGTTATACGATGCAGAGCAAAGTGAAAATCTACAACGCAAACTACTGAATGCTATTCGTTTGCGTGATCCAAGTAAGTTTGCAAGATCAGTGAAAAGAGCCAATGACAAATAAACAAACTTTTATAGAACAAAAAAATTTACTTAGAAAGAAATATCCTCATCTAACAGAAGAACAATTAGATGAGCTTACTCGACGAAATTTCTTAAAAGGATTAGGAGCAACCGCTGCAACCGCTGCAGTTGCAACAGTACCGTCAATGGCCAATGCAGCACCATTTAGACACGGTGAACTGGAAGATCCAATGTCTGGTGAAAAGCAAGGAAAGTTTGCTAAAGTCAAAGCAGATAATGGAAATGCTACTTTAACAGTTCATTACAAATCTAAGCAACCAATGGTTATCATAGACACTCCAGGATCTACAATTAACTTTAACTTTAAAGGGGAGTCGCCAGGAAGGATAAAACTTGGAAATAATCCTGTAGAAAAAACATTTTTACAACAAGGTGTCTCAAACAGTTATAATTGGGGAGCTATTGTAGATAAAAATTTAGTAAATCGAATACTTTCCCATAGCGGCAAATTAAAATTTGAAGTTAATTTCTACAGAACTGGACCAAAAGTATTTGAATTTACAATTGAACAAGATACTACAACTAAAAGATTTTCCCAAGATAGTCAACTACAAATTAAGAAAGAAAATGTAGAACAACAACTACAAGAAGAACTACTCAATGAAGTTGGTGATTTCTCTCGAGCCATTTTACGTAAAGCCGGACAAGGTATTGGTGGCGTCAAAGGTGCAGGAAAAAAAGTTGCAGGTGCAGTGACTAGGGGAGCTAAATCTCTAGGGCAAGCATACACACAAGGTCGAGACAGTGCTGAGAAAGCAGTCGCTGGTAAAGATTATAAAGCACCTACCGCACAAGCACAAGGTCCAGGGTTTCTAAAAAGAGCCGCTGGTGCAGTACAAACTGGAATTGGCAAAGCAGATGCACTTGCACAAAAAACACTGGATAAAGTTGACGATGTCACCAGTTATAATTGGCAAAGTGGTCTTCCTGATCGTAGCCAACAAACCTATACCGGTGTCGGTGGTGCAAGCATTGGAAAAAACGCTCAAAGTGGTAGTCTTACACAACGTAATAAGGCTGCTGGATTGGCTGCAAAGTTACAAAAAACCGATGCTGAAGCACAAAGAAAAGCAGAACTAGAAAAGAGACTAGGAACAACAGGTGCACAAGCCTCTTCTGCTAACCAGGATCAAAAAGCAATACAGAAAAGCATTGCACGTAATCAAAACAAGCAAGGTCAAGGAACTGATCCAATTTCACAAGCAATGAACAAGGGCAAAACAAGTGCAGTGAAGCAAGGCATGGATCAAGCCAATGATGATTGGAAAAAACGCAAACCAAGTTACATGACCAATGTGCCTAAAAGTCAACAAGCTAAACAGTCAACCGCACCGCAAAGAGACAGTACAGGTAAGATAGTATCAACCACTGCAAAAGACGTTTCTCAAAAAACAAAAGTTCCTACTGCTAAGATTGGTGGACAAAAAATTGATCTCAATGATCCAAAGATGGCAGGACTACGTGCGGCTATCGAAAAAGCATCCCCCGGTACGATAGGTGCAATAGATAAATTAGATGCTCCGAGCAAACAAAAATTGAAGAAAGCAATAGCATGAGGATCACCGAATTAAAAAAACATGAATCAAGACATGCATTACTAGAAAGTCTTAACCGAACAAATCTCGATACCTATCTTGTTTGGGAAAACGTGGGATATCAACTTCGTGAAGCTGCACTTTCACCACAACAGATACAAGGTTTGTTTGCAGAAATAGAAAAAACTGCAACTGAGGCTGGATCAAACCGTACGGCAGTTGGTAAAGGATTAGACAAAGTTAATCAAGCAATTGTTAAACCTTGGAATGATCTAAAGGCAAAAGTTTACAATTCTGGACCTATGCAAGGCTTTGCACAAAAATATGATGCAGCCGCTGAACAACTGAAGCAAAGTGCAGGCGGCGACGAAGGTCGTGTCATGCAAGCGGTTAAAAAATATCGTCAGTTTGCAGAGAAACATCCTATTATGCAAGGTTTTATCTATGCCGCATTGATTGCAGCCGCTGGTGTAAGTGGTGCAGGTTTAGGTGGTGCTGCCGCATTAGGTTTGTTTAAACTTACAGATCAGCTTTTACAAGGTAAAGACATAAGAAGTGCGTTATACAGTGCAGGTAAAACTGGTGCATTGGCTGCTGGTGCAAGTACACTTGGCGATCTAGTGCGTGGTGGTGAAGTAGCAGATACATCTGGCGATCCTTTTAAAGTTGATCAATCAACGGCAGATGACATGAAAGCTGCTGGTATCGACTCTGTTTACGGATATGACGAATATGGTACTGATAAGGCAAAACTTGCTCAGATGAGTCCAATTGAAAGAGAAATATATAATGACAAAATGGAGCTAAAGGCAAAAGCTGATCTAGTTGCCCCAGGCGGAACAGGCGAAGGTATTGTAGTGCGTGGTGACATACCAATTACAGACCCAGAACTAATAGATCAATTTAACACACAGTTTCCTGGCACACAGGCTATGTCGCCTGAGGCTACACAATGGCTCAAAGATAACGTTCCAGGCGCCGCAGAAAATCTTGATGCAAAAGCAGCCGCTCAGGCTGATAGGCTAAAGAACCTAACACCAGCACAGTTAGCAAGACGTAATTCATTGTTACAAAGTGGACACAGTACTGCGGATGCTCTCACAGAAGATCAAATAACAAAACTTTTTGTTGCAATAGCATACAAACAAGACCTTATGGAAGCACCAGGCATGCTTAGTAAGTTAAAGCAACAGGTTGGTAAAGGTGTTACTAAATTAGGACAAAAAGCTCGCCAAGTTGGTACAAATATAACAACTAAAGTCACTGCTGATAAACTGATGAAAGCATGGAACAAAGCAGGTAAACCAACTGATAGTGTGCAAATTGCACAATGGCTTACAACTCAAGGCATTGATGGAGCAGTGATGCAACAAGCATTTCAAACTGCTGGTATTAAGATGCCTGATCTAAAGAAAATTGCCAGTGATGATCCTGTCATGGCCCTGGCACAGAAAATTAATACCAATCCTGGAATTAAAAAACAAATACTACAGTATTTAGATGCGGTTACAACATGAAACTAAAAGAAGGTGGCAACGTCTTCAAAGATGCTGATGG